CGACGGCGAAACGGGCGCCGAAGTCTATTCGGCGGCGTCTGACCGGGATCAAGCGGGCCTGGTCTTCGGCGTCGCGGCGCAGATGGTCCGGAACGATCCGGTCCTCGATGCGGCGTGCTACATCGTCGAAAGCCAGAAACGCATCGTCCATCGCGCATCCGGGTCGTTCTACCGGGCGATTTCCGCGGAAGCGTACAGCAAACACGGGTTCAACGCGTCGATGGTCGTGTACGACGAACTGCATTCGGCGCCGTCGCGCGACCTGTACGACGTCCTGTCGACGTCGATGGGCGCCCGGACACAACCGCTCCTGCTCGCGATTTCAACCGCAGGCTACGACCGCCATTCGATCCTGTGGGAACTGTACGCCCACGCGAAAAACGTGCGCGAACGTCCGTCGATCGACCCGGCGTTCCTGCCGCTGATTTATGAGGCGCCGCCTGCCGCCGACTGGACCGACGAACGCGTCTGGAAGGCGTGTAATCCGGCCCTGGGCGACTTCCGGTCGATCGAAGAAATGCGGACCCAGGCGGCGCGGGCGAAGGAAATTCCCGCCCAGGAAAACACGTTCCGACGGCTGTACCTGAACCAATGGACCGAACAGGCGTCCCGCTGGCTGCAGGTCGCGGCGTGGGATGCGTGCCAGACGCCGCCCGCCGCCCTGGCCGGGCGCCGCTGCTATGTCGGCATGGACCTGTCGACGACGACCGACCTGGCGGCGTTGGTCGCCGTGTTTCCCGACGTCGACGGGCCAGGGTTCGACGTCCTGGCGCAATTCTTCGTTCCGGCCGACCGCATCCGGGAACGGGCGCGACGCGACCATGTCCCGTTTGATGAGTGGGCGCGGCAGGGCGTGTTGACGGCGACGCCGGGCGCCGTGGTCGATTACGACGCGATTCGCGGCGTCCTGAACGCCTGGGCGACACGGTATGACCTGCAGATGATCGGGTTTGACCCGTGGAACGCGACCGACCTGGTCACGCGTCTGCAGAGTCATGACGGGTTGACGTGCGTCGCGATGCGCCAGGGATTCGGGTCCCTGTCGGCGCCGACGAAGTCCCTCGAAGCCGCCGTCCTGTCGCGCCGCCTGCGGCATGACGGACACCCGATCCTGCGGTGGAACGTCGCCAACGTCGCCGTCGAAACGGACGCCGCGGGCAACCTGAAACCGTCAAAGGCGAAGTCGACCGAACGCATCGACGGCGTCGTCGCGTTGATCATGGCGGTCGACCTCCTGGACCGCGCCCAGGTCGTCACGGCGCCCGCCTATCAAATGGTCGTCGTCTAGGGGTACCGAATGAGACCGAACCGACGCGGGCGCCCGCCACTTGATGCGACCGACGCGTCCGTCCGGGTCGCCTTTCGGCTGACGACGAAGCAATACGACGACGTCTATCGCCGGGCGGCGGCGGCGCGGCTGACCCTGGCCGAATATCTCCGCGCCGTCATCGCGAAGGCGGCGCGGAAATAACACCCTGAATTTCTACACCCCTGTAGAAATTCTACAGACGACCGTGTGACCTACCCTGTCACACGCCGCGCCGCTGGTCCCGCAGGCGTCGCGCCCAGGCGTTCGCGTCCTTCATCAAGTCCCGCACGTCGCCGAACGGGTCGACGCGGTCGGACGCCGTCGCCTGCAGTTCGGCCATCGCGACCGACGTGCACGCGATGAGACCGCGCAGAATTTGATCGGTCGGCGACCGCGGGCGCCCGCCTTTCTTCCCGTTCTGTTTCGCCGCCGCCGCCTTCCTGGGCGACGTCGCCCGCCCGCCGACGTGTCCCAACGTCGCCGCCGCCCGTGTCTGTCGATACCGTTCGCCGACGTCTTTTCTGGCGTCCGTCATGGCCGACCGTCCTGGGCGCAATCGTCGGCACAATCCGCGCACAGGTAGATCGGGCGCCCGGTCGGCGTCGCGTGTCGCGTGACGTTGCGACCGGGTTCGCCATAGCGGTGATAGTCGACGCCGCCCGTGCCGAAGTGCACATGGTTCGCACAGTCGCACCCGCGCGAAGCTATCGCCGTGTTGTCTGTTTTTGTTGGCGTTTTTGCCATGTTCCCATTATAACCCAATCGATTCGGTTTACGCGATTCTGTCCGCGCAAATAGGGCGCCGCCGCCGCGGGCGCGACGATCGGTCGCCCGATGGACCGCGCCTATGCGTTGCTGACGTTGAAGTCCCTCGATGCGTCGACCCGGCGTATCACCGGCATCGCGTCGACGCCGGAACTAGACCGCAATGGCGACGTCCTGGACATGGCCGGGATTACGTTCCGGAACCCGGTCCCGCTGCTGTTTCATCATCGCCAGGACGCACCGATCGGCGTGGCGACCCTGGCGGTCACGCCTGACGGGATTACGTTCGACGCGACCCTGCCGACCGTCGACGACCCTGGCCCGCTCAAAACCCGCGTCGACGACGCCTGGCAATCGGTCAAGGCCGGGATCATGTCGGGCGCATCGGTCGGCCTGGCGATCGCGCCTGACGCCGTCAAGTACCTGCCGTCAGGCGCCCGCAACGTCCTCCGCGCCGAAATCTGCGAACTGTCCCTGGTCACGATTCCCGCGAATCGCGCCGCCACGATTTTGACCGTCAAGTCCCTGGCGGCGCCGCGCCGCATGGAGTCCCGTGCCATGACCGCATCCGACCACGTCGCGAACCTGACCACGAAGCGTACGACCATCGCGGGCCAAATGGCCGACCTGTTGACGGTCGCCGCCGACGCCGATCGCACCCTGACCGCCGACGAATCGACCGCGCATGACGGCCTGGGCCTGCAGGTCAAGGCGATCGACGCCGACCTGGCGCGATGGAAGGCGCAGGAAGCGATCGCAGTGAAGTCGGCATCGCCGATCGTCACGCCCGCGGGATGGTCGACGCCGACGACGGTCACGTCGAACGTCGAACCCGGCATCCTGCTCGCCCGGTACGCGATCGCGAAACTGGCGGCGAAGTTTGACGGGACCGATGCGGCGACCTATGCCGCCGCCCGCTGGCGCGATACGCCGCAGGTCGCGTTGGCGCTCAAGGCCGCGGTCGCCGCAGGCAGTACGACCGACGCCGCCTGGGCGAAGCCGCTGGTGCACAACAGCATTTCGAGCGACTTCATCCCGCTGCTGCGGGCGGCGACGATCCTGGGCAAAATCTCCGGCCTGAAAAACGTCCCGTTTAACGTCGACATTCCGGCGCAGACCGGGACCGGCGCGGTCAACTGGGTCGGCCAGGGATTGCCGAAACCCGTGTCGGCGTTGGCGTTTTCGTCCGTGTCCCTCGACTTTGCGAAGGTCGCGGGCATCGTCGTCCTGACGCAAGAACTGGTCAGGTTCTCGAACCCGAAGGCGGAAGGCATCGTGCGCGACAGTCTGGTCGCCGATATTGCGGCGTTCCTGGACAAGCAATTTACCGACCCGGCCGTCGCCGCCGTCGCCGCCCTGAACCCGGCATCGATTACGAACGGCGCACCGACCGCGCCCGCGACGACCAATCCGTTCGCTGACCTGCTCGCGTTGATCGGGCATTTCGTCGCGGCGGGCCTGCCGCTCGACAACCTGACGTTTATCATGTCGCCCGCGAACGCGTTCTCTCTGGCGTTTCGGACGAACGCCGACGGGTCGCCGGAATTTCCCGGCATCGGCCTGAACGGCGGGACCTGGCGCGGCGTGCAATTCGTGGTGTCGTCGGTCGTCGGCGCCCTGGTCATCGCGCTACTGCCCGGATACATCCTGTATGCCGATGACGGCGGCGTGACGATCGACGCGTCCAGCGAAGCGTCGATCCAGATGGATTCGGCGCCCGCGAACCCGGCCGCGGCATCGGTCTCGATGTTTCAGTCGAACATGGTCGCGATTCGCGCCGAACGGTACGCGACCTGGAAGCGCATCAACACCAACGCGGTCAAGTACCTGACGGCGACCGCCTGGCCGTCGCCGTCGGGCGTCACGGGCGCCGCGCCGCCGACGTCATCGCGCAAGGGCTAGCCGATGGGCCTGGCGGCGTCGATTCGCGCGAATCTCCGCGCCGTGTTTGCGCCAGGCGCCGCGGGTACCCCTGCCCGCGGCGCCTGGGCGCCGATTGTCCGGGAACCCTATACGGGCGCCTGGCAAGCGAACGCCGAAGCGGTCGCGCCCGACGTCGCCCTGCTGAACCCGACGGTCTTTCGTTGCGTGTCCCTGATTTCCACGGACATCGGCAAACTGCCGCTGAACCTGGTCGCCGTCGACGCCAACGGCATCTGGCACCCCGCGCAGTCCAACGCGTTTTCGCCGGTCCTGCGGCGTCCGAACGCGTACCAGACGATCGGCCAGTTCAAAGAGTCCTGGATGCTGTCGCGGCTGCTCCACGGCAATACGTACGTCCTGAAAGATCGCGACGACCGCGGCGTCGTCGTCGGGTTGCATGTCCTGGACCCTGGGCGCGTCAAAGTCCTGGTCGCGCCCGACGGCGCCGTCTATTACGAACTGCAGACGAACGACCTGGCGGGCCTGGCGTCGATGACGTCGCCCGCGGTCGTTCCCGCTCGGGAACTGATTCACGATCGGTGGAACTGCGCCTATCACCCGCTGGTCGGCCTGTCGCCGCTGTACGCCTGCGGCGGCGCGGCGGCGCAGGGCATCGCGATGCAAGGCGCATCCACGTCGTTTTTCTCGGGCGGCGGGCAACCCTCCGGGATGCTGATTCCGGCGACGGATATCGACCAGAAAACGATCGATCGGCTGTCGGCGACCTGGCACAACTTGGGACCGGGTCGCACGGCGATCCTCGGGTCGGCGATGAAGTACGAACCCGTGTCGACGACCGCGGCCGATGCCCAATGGGCCGAACAGGCGGCGTGGACGGCGACCACGATCGCGGGCGCGTTTGGCGTGCCAATCAGCATGGTCGACAGTTCGCAACAACCGCCGTACGCGAACAGCGAAGCATCGGCCCTGCAGTATCACTCGCAGTGTCTGCAGACGCATCTGACCGCGATCGAAACGAGTCTCGATGCCGGGCTCGAACTGCCGTTCCCGTACGGGACGGAATTCGACCTGGACGACTTGATCTGGATGGACACGGCGACGAAGACGAAGGCGGCGCACGAAGCGATCGCGGCGGGCGCCCTGTCGCCCAATGAGGCCCGCCGCAAGTACTTCGGCCTGGGGCCGGTCCCTGGCGGCGACTCGCCCTTCCTGCAGAGTCAGTACTACTCCCTCGAAGCGTTGGCGATGCGGGACCTGGCCGCGCCCGCCCAGGATGCGAACACGCCCGCGGCGCCGCCCGCCGACACGGTCACGCCATGAGTCTCGAGTTTTCGCGCGTCACGCTGGCGGCGCCGCTCTGGACCGTCGACGAATTGAAAGCCGTGCAACTGCGGATTACCGACGCCGCCCAGGACGCCGACATCCAAGAGAAATTGGACGCCGCCGAAGAAATGATTCTGGCGTACCTCGGGCCTGCGGCCGATGCGACCTGGACGCCGACCACGGCGCCGCGCGTGGTCCGACACGCGGTCGCGATGCTGGCGGTCCATCTGTACGAACATCGCGGCGACGACCTGGGTCCCTCGCATCCGGCCGACGCGATCATCTGGCGCGAACTGGCGCGGCTGCTCACGTTCTATCGCGACCCAGGGATGGGCTAGATGGGGATCGGCGCCTATCGGCATCTGGTCACCCTCCGGCATCCGGCGACGGCCATCGTCCCGCCGACCTGGTACTGCTCCATTCAATCCGCCGCCGCCCAGGTCGTCGACGGCGTTACGGCGTTTTTCGTCCGCGGGCGGTATCACGGCGGGTTGACCCTGGACACGCAGATCGATTTTGAAGGTCGCACCCTGCAGGTACAGGCGATCGCCGACGTCGACGAAACGCATCGGGAAGTCATTTGTACCTGTGTTGAGGTAGTCGCCCGTGGCCGCGAACCAATTGACCATTAACGGCCTGGACGACCTGCGGCGGGCGTTACTCGCGTTGCCCGGCGACCTGGTCGCCGACGCGTCGACGATTGTCAAAGGCGCGGCCGACGCGACCGCCCGCGACGTCACGGCGGCGTACGCGACCGTCCGACGCACGGGCAACCTGGCCGACCATGTCCGCGTTGACCACGGCGGGAGTCGCGCCCACGCGACGTCGAAGGTCCTCAGTACCGCGCGACACGCCTACCTGTACGAACGCGGGTCCAGCGCCCGACGCCGCCTGAACGGCGCGTCGACGGGCACGATGCCCGCCGCGAACACGTTTATCCCGATCGCAATGGCCCGACGACAGGTCATGGTCGCCGCCCTGATTGAAGTCGTCGAACGGTCCGGATTGAAAGTCACGGGCCGGTGAGTCGTCACCCTTTCCGTTAAACCCAGGGAGTCCATCCAATGCCCGCACCTGTCGCACCCGTCAACAACCCCGGTACTCACGGGAAGGAAGGCATCGTCGCGATGAAGCTGAACGCAGGCGACGCCTACGTCGCGATCGGCAATATCAGCGAATGGACGCTGAACATGGCGACCGACAAAGTCGAGACAACGTCGCTAGGTGACGCGAACAAACGCTATGTCGTCGGCCTGAAAGACCTGTCGGGCACGTTTACGGCGTTCTGGGATCGGCTGTCGGATGTCATCTTCGACGCGTCCGATTCGATGATCGGATGCTACCTGGCCTTTTTCCCGTCGGCGACGTCGTCGCAGTCGTGGGAAGGTCCCGCCTGGCTCGATGCGTCGATCAAAGGCGGCGTCACGTCGGCCGTGACGATCGACGGGACGTTCGTCGCGAACGGCGCCTGGACGCGCACGTCGATGGTCGCGGCGACGGGCGCGAACGGCGTGTCGTCGCCGGGGTCGTTCACGCCTGCGGGCGCGATGGCGCCGTCGAACCTGGCCGGGATGGCGGCGATCGTCGCGGCGCCCGTGACCGCCTGGCCTGCGGGCACGTACGTTCGCCTGGGCGATGGGTCGGCGGCGCATTGGAACGGGACCGCCTGGGTCGCAGGCGTCGCCTGACCGATGGGCGTTGTCGGCGAACGCCACAAGATCGTCATTGAAGGCGCGGCGGCGACGGTCCGACTGGGGTACGCCCTGGCCGCGACCGTCGGCCGTTGGCGTGTCGAAGGCGAGTTTTTCACGGCGGCGATCGTGACCGTCGACGCCTTTCGCATTACGCAAACGCCGCTGACGCTGGAAATCCCGAACCGGGACGGCATCCCGACGCGGCGCAATCTCGCCGACGTGTCGGTCTACCAGGGCCAACTATCGGCCCGTCTGTTGAAACGATCGGAGTGACCGCATGGGTTCGCGCTACCGCAAACAGGAACAACATCGGATCGACCTGGCCGACGGCGACTGGCTGACCGTGCGCAAACATCTGACCGCGGGCGACGAACGGGAAGCGTTTTCCCGCGTCATTCGGGCGGGCACGTTCCATCCGGGCGAAAAACCCGAAGTCGATCCGGAGCATCTGGGTATCGCGCAGGTCGTCTCGTATCTGCTCGATTGGAACCTGACCGACGCCGACGACAAACCGATCGTGATTCGCGACCAGTCGTACGCCTTCATCGCGGCGGCGTTGAAAAACCAGACGCCGGAATCGTTGCGGGAAATCATCGACGCCGTGCAGGCGCATGACGCCGCGATGACCGCCGAACGGGACCACGAAAAAAAAACGCGGGATGGCTCGAACGCACCCGATCGGATCTCTACATCTGTCGCGTGATGCATTGGACCTATGACGATCTCCTGGACCTGCCCGCCGACGTCTATACGGTCCTGGTCGAATCGTTGAACGCAGAGGCGCAGAAATCAGCCAAAAAGTAGGTACCTCGAGCTATGGCCCTGTCGGCGACGTTTACCGCGAATTTCCAATCCTTCTATGACGCGGTCGACAAGGCCGAAGTCAAATTGAAGGATTTTGGCGTCGATGCGGACAAGGTCGGCGGGCGGCTGTCGAAGATGGCCGATTCGTTTTCCGGGCGCAAGATCATCGAAGAAGCGTCGTTGATGGTCAAGGCGATCGGCGACATTGAAAACGTCTCGAAACTGACCGACAAGGAACTGGCCCGCCTGGGCGCGACGACCAACGAAGCCGTCGCCAAAATGAAACTGCTCGGGAAGGATGTCCCGAAGGATCTGCAGGCGGTCGCCGACGCGACGAAGAACGCGAACAAGCAATCGATCGACTGGGCCGGGACCCTGGGCAAACTGGCCGCGACGATGGGCGTCGCGTTTTCCGTCGGCCAGATCAAGGATTTCATCGGGTCGGTCTTCGACGCCGCGGGCGCGATACAGGACCTGTCGGACCAGTGGGGCGTGTCGACGCAGGCGGTTCAACAGTTCACGGCGGCGGCGTCCCTGTCAGGCGTTGAAGCGAAGTCGGTCGGGAAGTCCCTGCAGTTCCTGACGACGTCCCTGGCGTCGTCGTCCAACGAATACGACGCGCTGTTGAAGAACGTCGGTCTCTCCGCGGAAAAACTGCGGACGATGCCCCTCGAAGACGCGTACCGCGAGATTATCAACGTCATCGCGGGCATCAAAGACGAATCGCTCCAACTCGACGTCGCCCTGGCACTGCTCGGACCCGACGCGAAAAAGATGATCGGCGCGATTCGCGATGGGTTCGTCGACGCCGCCGCCGCCCAGAAATTCATGTCGGACGAAACGATCGCCCGGCTGGCCGCGGCGGGCGACGCTTGGACGCGGTTTAAAAACCTGGTCGTGATTCACTCCGGCGAAATGCTCGCGACCGTCATGGCGAACACGGAAACCATGACGTCGTCGTGGGGCAATTTCTTCGGGTTCATGCTGGCCGAAATGCGCCGACCGGGCCAGGGCGGCGGCGCCTGGCTGGCTGAACAAAAGGCCGCGGCCGACAAGGCATCCGCGGCGATCAAGGCGCATACCGCGGCGACGAAGACGGCGACCGCGACCACGAACATCTTCGGCGGTGAAGTCCTGAATACCGCCCTGGTCCTGGCGAATCAGAAGAAAGCCGAAGACGCATCGAAGGCGTCGACGGCGGCGCGGGCGAAAGCGTTGGCCGACGCGAAACGCGACAACGACGCGTACAACAAGTCGATCGCCGACCAGGCGAAACGCATCGACGACCTGGCCGCATCCCTGAACGGCGCCGACCTGGTCGACAAAGCGAACGACTACCTGGTCGCCCTGCAGAAATCGATTCCCGTCCAGAACATGACCGCCGCCGCCCAGGCGTCGATTAACAAAGTCATGGCCGACGCGATCGACGTGTACGTCGCGGCGGGCGCGATCATCCCGAAAGCGTTGTTGGACACCTGGGTCGCCACGAAGATCGCGTCCGACAACGTCGTCACGTTTACGTTGTCCCTCGAAGAACTGAAACGCCGGTACCTCGACCTGACGCAACTCCCGAAGTTTGACCCGTTGTCCGTCGGGACGTCGGTCGACCTGCCCGACGCGCCCGCCGACCCGGACCGCGTCCCGAAGATGCTGCAGGATGTCCGTCTGCTGTCGCAGGAATTCATCAACCTGGGCCAGATCGTCGGCGGGAGTTTCGGCGACGTCCTGACCGCGACCGGCGAAATCGGCCTGGCGTTCGATGATGCCCGCGTGTCGGGCAAACTGCTCAAAACCGGGATCGAAGATTTCCAGAAAGGCAATACGACGTCGGGCCTGATTACGGTCTCGACGGCGGCGCTACAGGTCGCGTCGTCGTTCCTGGCGGCGACCGAAGGCGCGGGCATGATGCAATCGATCCTGACGGGCGCGTCGATGGGCGCCAGTCTCGGGATGACGTTTACCGCGATCGGCGCGGGCGTGGGCGCGATCGCGGGCGGACTGGTCGGCATCTATCGCGGGTTCGCGAACCTGCAGGAAAACAAGAAAAACCTGGCGAATCTGAAACTCGAAATGATCGGCGCGATTCCCGTCTGGGCCGACATGACGAAGTACGCGTCCGAATTCAACGACGTCCTGGAAGCCGACAGCATGTCTGAGGCCCGGCTGCGTTTTGAGGCGTTGTCGGATGCGTTGGAAGCCGACGAATGGCGGTCGGCATTCATCGACGCCGCGGGCGGCGTCGACATGTTGCGCCGCGCCGCCGAACTGGCCGGGTTCGATATTGAGAAAGTGTTCTCCCTCGAAGGCGACCGCCTGAAAGCCGAACTGGACGCGTTGACCGAAGCCTTTCGATTCCAGAACGAATCGATGGAAACGCTCAATGAGACCGCCGAACGGTACGGGTTCACGCTCGAAGAACTGGGGCCCGCCCTGCAACGGCAACGCCTGGACGAACAAGCGCAGCAACTGTACAAAGACTGGCAGGTCCTGAACGCCGCGGGCATCGACACGGTCGCGATTACCGACCGCATGGGCGAATCGGTCTCCGACTACGTCAATCAAGCGTTGAAGATGGGAACGGAAATCCCGGAAGCGATGCGGCCGATGCTGCAGGCGATGGCCGACTCCGGCGACCTGCTCAACGAAAACGGCGACGCGATGACCGACCTGGAAGCGTCTGGCGTGACGTTCGCGATGACGATGTCCGACGGGTTTAAACGCCTGATTGACGTCGTCGAAAAACTGACCGATTCAATCTCTCGGTCCCTGGGCCTGGCGATCAAGAACGTCCCGGCCGTCGAAGTGGAAGGGCGCGTGACCTGGCGGGTCGACGACGTCCCGGCATCCAACGCCGGCGAGAAACTCGAAGGCTACGCCCGCGGGACGGACGGGTACCGCAATTTCGGGACCGGGACGCCGGTCATGTTGCACGGCTGGGAAGCGGTCGTCCCGAAAGACGACCCAGGGTCGTTCGCGACCGTCGGCGGCGGCGCCGCGCCGCTGCTCGCACCCGCAGGCGCCGCGCCGACGTCGATCGTCATCAACGCGCAGGGTGCGTTTTTCGACACGCCCGGCGACCTGCAACGCCTGGCCGACCGGGTCGATGCGGCGTTGTCGGCGCGGCATGGGCTCAGTAACAAGCGGCGGGCCGGGTAAATGGCCCTGACGGGCGCCCAGAAAGCGTATCGGTATGCCCGCTCGGGCGTGGCCCGCTCGGGCGCGACCCGGTCGGCCTGGGTCCTGTGGACCGTCGGGATCATGATCGAAACCGACACAGGCCCGCAGGACGTCACGGCGCACGTCGCCGCGGGCGGCTGGTCCCTGAACCTCAACATCAACGACGACGTCGATACCGCGACGCTGCGGCTGCTGCCGACCGTGTCGTTTGTGCCGAGTATCCGGGCGCAGATGACGATTCGCCTGGGCCATGCCCACTTTGGCGAACCGCTGCTGTTTGCGGGCCTGGTCATGACGGTCCAACGCACACGGGAACCGGGTCCCGCCGGGCGTTGGTGGTACGACCTGACCTGTGTCGACTGGCTGACGATCTTCGATGCCCACTTCGTCACGACGGCGTACCCGCAACAATCGGCGACGACCACGATCCTGGACCTGGTCGCCCGGTATACCCGCGGGCAATTCTCGACCGTCGGCGTCGCGCCTGGGATGCCGACCGTTGACGGGATGGACGTCATCAACGAACGCCCGTCGACCGTCCTGCGGCGCCTGACGAACGCGGTCGGCGGCGGGTTCTATATCGACGCCCACCGACGCGTGCGGGCCTGGTCGGCGCAAGTGGCCGTACCCCTATTCGACCAGGACCCGCAACCGTTGACCGACACCAATCCGACGTTGAAGACGTTCACGATGACCGAAGACGGGACGCAACAACGGACCCGCGTCATCGTCGAAGGCGCCAGGACGTCGACACTCCTGGGCCTGCCGTATAACGCGGGCGGCGGGCAAACCGAAATTCCGATCGCCGACGCGTCGAATGTGCATCTCGTCGACGCGCCGAACCCGCCGTACGCGTCGACGAAATACATGCGGATTGGGACGCAAATTTACGAAGCGGTCACGGTCCGAAACGCGACGCCGGACCAGTCGAAAAACGCGCCGTCCACGACGACGACCGAAGCGTTGCCGCTCGACTCGATTTATTTGCATGTCGCCGATTCCAGCCAATTTGTCGCGCCTGGCTGGTGCGACGTCGCGGGCCAGATCGTCCGGTTTCATGCGTCGTTCAATAACATCCTGTCCCTGACCAATCGACCCGACTACGGCTGTCTGCAGGCGCCCGTCGGCATCAACGCCGTCGTGACGCTGGTGTCGAGCATGATCGGGCGCGTCATGTCCCATCCCGTGTTTACGAACCCGTCTGAATATTACCGATGGGTGCAAGCGGCGGGGCCGATCATGGCCCAGGACACCGGGGCGCCCGTCGTCCTGGTCGGGATGCTGCAGGACCCGAACGTCGCGAACCAATTGCAATTTCAGGAAGATTCCGACGGGTACTACGAGCATTTAGTACAGGATGGGCGATTCGGGTCGGCGGGCGCCCTGACGCGGGCGCAGGCCGAACTGCAGAATTTTGCGACGCCGACCGTGATTTACGAGTGGGATACCGAAGACGTCAACGCCGAACCGGGACGCCTACAGGTCATCAACCTGCCGACGGTCAGTACGACGGTCCGGATTACGAACGTCACGATTACGCCGACGGCGCCGAATTACCCGCCGCGGCGGCGGGTACGCGCCGCCCGCGTCCAACCGGCCAGCGTCCTCGACGTCTGGGTCGACGACACGCGATAAGGATTTCCCGATGCCGATTCAACGCACGATCATGGTCGACGACGATGGGACCGGGACGACCGGGACCATCCTCAACAACGCCTGGCTGCAGGCGATTTACAACCAGATCGACGCCGCCGATTCTCCGGCCGTCGGTCCCTGGACGCCGACAGACCAGTCGGGCGCGGGCCTGGCGTTGGCGGTCGTCGTCGCGCGGTTCACAATTACCGGCAAACGGGTCGAATTTACCGTCGGCGTGACGTACCCGGCGAACGCGTCGGGCGCGGGCGCGATCGTGTCCCTGCCCGCCCAGGCGGCGTATACGTCGGGCGCCTATACGACGGTCGGCATCGCGCGGGTCGGGTCCATCTATGCGGCGAATTCCGCGCTGTTTATCTATGACCTGAACGGCGCCGCCGTGCCGAATAGCGCCCTGGCCGGGCAAACGCTGCATATGGCGGGTTTTTACTTCATCGCGTAGAAAGGGCACCAGATGGCGCAACCGCTCCCGCCCGCAGGCAATCAGACGTCGCACACGGAACGCCCGTTGAAGGTGTACGCCGAACAATACGTCGACGGCGCACCGTTACCGGTCGGCGCCGTCGTCGACCCGGTCCCGACGCCGGGATTTCCGCCGCTGTTTTCCGACGGCCTGCCGCGGGTCCTGACGCCGACGGGATGGGTCGTCCTGACCCTGACCGACGTCGTGATTACGAACCGCTACACCGGCAACGTGATCGAAGTCCTGTCGGCCGACGAAGCCGCCGAACGGTACGGCGCGACGGAATTGGAGTGACGCGATGGATTTGATCGTCTTCGTCGTCGTCGTGGTGATCATCGGGTTTGTCGTCTGGCTGATTACGACCCAGGTCCCGATGCCGCCTGGCTGGGCCAAACTGATTCAAGGCGTCGCCCTGGTCGTCCTGGTCCTGTGGCTGCTGTCGCGCCTGGTCGCCCTGCCGAACGTCCTGCGTTAGTCGTAACAGACGTACTCGTCGCCGCGCCAGGTCACGACGGGCGTCGGGTCGACGCACGTCAACGCATGGTCGCGGGCCGCTTGCATGATGGCCGCGCCTGACCGCGCCAGGAACGGACACCCGCAGACGCATCGCCCGCGTTCGGTCGACGTCGGCAGACACGCCCGGACGACCAGACGGACCGTGAGGTTATCGATCGCGTCACTCATCGCGGGCTCCCGTCTGACGCCGCGCCCGGTGCAAATGCCTCATTCAGCGCCCGCGTCAGGTTCGCCCGTGCCGTGGCCCAGTCCTGATGCGGGTTCGACACTTCCACCATCACCGCCACACGCAGCGTTTCGTGCTTCTCTTGCAGAGTGCCTAGCGCCCAATACGCACCCGTCAGCGCCTTGATCTCCTCTTTCGCGGCATTAAGGGATTGCACCAATGCCAAACTGCATTCGCACGGCTGCCCCTCTAGGACGGCCCGCATGGCGGCAATCGCCGCTGATTCAAACGCGCCGCCCTGTATGCCGTACAGACCAGCGGCGCGAAGCGCCAGGCGCAATAACTCGTCTGGGAATCGCTCAGTCATCGCGGCGCCTTCGGCGGGACGACGTCGTACGCCTTTGCCGTCCGGACGTACCCGTCGCCTTTCTTTTTCAGGTACCCGCGACGGACCAGGGCGCCCGCCGTGGCGCCTGGCGACGGGCGCGGCGTGACCAGGTCGAACGTCGCCAGGCGATCGGCGGTCGTTTGGCGTTGCGCCCGCAGGCGTTCAACGAACCCGCCCGGCGCCGCCCGTGTCCCGGTCTCGCGTTTGGCCTGCCAGACTTTCTTCATCCGAATCGATTGGGGCGACAACGACGGGATCGGCGTGGCGTGTCCGTTGGTCGTCGGGCGCCCGGTCGCCGTTTTGTCGGCGAACACTTCGACCACCCATCGCAGGACGCGGCGCCGTCCGTCCTGGTCCAGTGGGTGTAACGCGTCATACAACGCCCGCAACGCGTCGATTTCCTGGGCGATGGGTGTTTCGGTCGGCATCTAGGTTTCCTTTCCGGGTTTCCGTTGAAGGTACTTCGGCCGTTTCAACCCGAAGTAATCGATGATCACGACTTCCATGACCCAGGACATCGACTTGTTTTCCTGGGCGGCGATCGCGCGAAGGCCGTCCTTCACGTGTGGCGGGAGTCCGTGACCGAACCCGACGCGTTTGTCGCCGTTCGCTAGGCGCGGCGCGATGATGCGCGGGACGTGGTCGTCCTTCGCGGTCCGTGTTTTCATGAGGGGTCCTGTGACCAATGCCGCGACCCGCATTTCGGACACTGGCGCGGCGGCGTGGGTTGTCGGGGAAACCAACGATACAGACACTGTCGGCATTGCCGTTGCGGCGGGCGGGCGCGATCCGGTTTCCCTTTGGGCATTGGCTGTTGACGATAAGTCAACACGACGCGAAACCGCAACCCGTCCCGACGCATACGTATTCATGCGATGCATGGACACGGGGCGCGTCGACGCGACAAAAGGCGTCACGTCAACGCGCCGCATCTGAGCGAAGTCGGCCTGTACGTACGTCATCCAAGATCAAAAGCGTTTGACCTGATTACGCGGAATGTTCGGGTTGGAGTGCAGAGATAGCACGCCACCTGTAAATGGCGTGCGTATCTCTGCCGTTGATCACGCTGGAACGTCCCAGGCCATCGACAGAGGCGGACGACGCGTCACGTTACGCGCCCGCTAGACCAGACTGTTATCGGCAACGGACGCCGACACGATCGCGCTCTGGTCGTTCGCACCCACGCCGGGACCAGACGATCGCATCTGCCCAGGTCGACGGTCGCGCGGTCCCGCCCGCGAACGTCTGCGCCGCGCGTGCGAGTCCCTGGCCAGGTGTCCCTGCCGACTCAGACGCGGGGGAACGGTTGCGATGGGTTGTGGTTGTTGACTACTTGCGGTCAGGCGATCGCTGCTCTAGACTAGCGATGCCCGGCGCGTGTGTCGTAACCACACGAATCGCGGCGAAAGACTGCCGTGCAGACTCCCCGGTCTGCACGGCAGGCGACGTTTGTATCAGAACCGGCCCGTCCTGGGCAACCCGTCCCGCTGGCGTAGAACCCTACGCCGATCTTACGTATCTGTCTACGCATTTCGTCGTATCCTTCTAGGTCTTTAGACCTAGACGCCTACGACTTGTGTACCATCCGTGAGGGGATACCGCATGTGGACGTCGGTCCGATCATGACGCGAAGCGACGCGATCGACGCGCTCGGGACCGCCCTGGCGACCGCGCAAGCGGCGATGGTCCCGGCCAAAAAAGACAGTAGCAACCCGCATTTCCGATCGCGGTACGCCGACCTGGCGTCGATTTGGGACGCGTGTCGGTCGGCCCTGACGACCGCGGGCCTGTCGGTCCTGCAGTCGCCGCGCCTGGTCCCGGTCGGCGTCGAGCTCGAAACGCTGCTGATTCACACGTCGGGGCAATGGGTCGCCGACACGCTGACGATTCCCGTCGCGACGCCGACCGCCCAGGCGGTCGGCAGTGCGATTACCTACGGACGCCGGTACGCCCTGGCGGCGTTCGTCGGCGTCGCGCCCGACGATGACGACGGCCATGACGCGACCGCCCGCCGTCCCGCGACGCGGGTCGACCAGGTCACGGGCGAACTGTACGACGCGCCCGTCGTCGACCAGACGACGTTCCGCGACGCGCCGCCGCAATCCGAAGATCGGCCGACGGTCGAAACCGTGACCGTGCACATCCTGGACGTCAAAAAGCGGCAGGTCGGCGACGACAAGAAATGGAAATACACGATCCTCGCCGACGACGGTCAGAACTATCAAACGTGGTCGAAGGCGACCGCGGCGCGGGCGAATGAGGCCCGCGAAACGTCGACCCGTGTCGAACTGGTCTATAGCGTGACGAAGTGGGGCCGCGACCTGCAGACGTTGCGGGCGCCCGACAGCCGTGAACCCGGCAGCGATGACCTGCCGCTCTGAAAGGCGCCCGATGCGAACCCTGACGATCGTCCTGGCCCTGGTCGTCGCCGCCGCCTGCGGCGATACATACGTGTCCGTCCCGGTCAGTCCGTCGACCCTGCCGACCGTGCCGACCGTCGCCGCCCTGCGTACGACCGTCGCGTTTCGGGCGATCGGGACGCCGACGTCCGTCCGGGTCCGGTACGCGACACCGGCCGACGGCCTGGCGCAGATCGTGACGACGTTGCCGTGGAATGGCCAATTTGAAACGTCGGCCGACAATCTGTTTTTGTCGATCGAAGGCGTCCCGTTGTCGACGTCGATCCTGACCGCGTCGCCGTTCTTCGGCATCCAGATCATCGTCAACGGGTCGCTATTTCGCGAAGCGACGTCGTCGTCGTTCCTGCTCGAAACCCTGACCGTGTCCGGGACCTGGCGCCGCTGATTACTAACCGATTAGTAATCCTCGAGTTTCCATGAAAGACACGATTACGTCGCGCGGCGTGACGTTTCGACGTCCCGTCGCCGATGAGAAAACCGAACAAGCGCAGATCCTGACCCTGGTCGGCGCCCTGGGCGGCGTGGCGTACGTCCTCGGGACCCGACGGGCGCAGTACTGCGGTCTCTGCGGCGGGCGGAACCAGGACCAGGGCACCCGGCAAACGCCCGGCATCGCCGACGTCCTGGTCATCCTGCCGCCGCCGCCCACGACGTACCCGCAACCCGATACGCCCTGGGTCGCCGTCTGGATTGAAGTCAAAGGCCGCGGCGGGACGCTGTCGACAGACCAGGTCGCCTTTCGCGACTACTGCCTGGCGGTCCGGACGCCGCATGTCGTCGGCGGCGTCGATGCGGTGATCGACTACCTGGCCGAACGTGGCTGGATTCTGCAGGGCACCCGATGACGCCAGACCGCGACGTCGCGCCGATCCTGGTCTGCGTCCGGGCGCCCGTCGACCTCGGACACGGGACCTGTTGTCTCTGCGATCGCCCGGTCGTGCTCTGGGCCGACGTCCCGGCGCGGCGGGTCGTGTTCTGCGTCCTGTGTTTCATTACGCACGCCGACGCGGGCACGCCCTGGACACTCCATCCTGGGATGCTGCCGCCATGCTGAACGGGTCGGCCATCTGGACGTTCCTGCGGCGCGGCTGGTGCCAGCATCCCGACATGGTCCGACTCCACACGGGCGGCGTCTGGTACTTCTGGTGTCCCTGTGGGTACCACACGCCGATCATGCGGCGCGACCCTGGCGACCGCCCGCCGCCGAAGGCGACCTGATGACGGTCACACTCTCGCCTGACGAAGAACGCATCGCGCAGTGGGTCGCCCACCAACGCCAGGCCAGGAACGACCTGGCCAGGGTCGTCGACACGCGGGCCAGTACCACGACGTCATCGGAAGGCATCCACCTGCAGGGATTCCGGGCCGAACTGGCGTTCTGCAAACTATTCAACGTGTATCCGGACTTCGACACGACGCCGCGCCGCGGGTCGTCGGATTGCGCCCGATGGGGCGAATCGATCGACGTGAAATCGACGACGCACACGCACGGGAAATTGATCTGTTTCGCGCGGAAACGAGAACTGGCGTCCGACGTCTATGCCCTACTCGTCGACGACGGTCCCGCGTTTCGATTCGTCGGGTTCACCCGCGCGACCGAACTGTTTACCGATGCCCACCTGACCGACCTCGGTCGTGGGCCGACCTACACCATGACGCAAGCGGAACTGACGCCGACGCAAGGTCGTCCGTAATGCCAGATCGGGCGCCGTCGTTCTGCGTCGTCCCTGGCTGTCGCGCCCTGGCGCCCGGCCGACGCTGTCGCGTCCACGCCGCCGCCCACGAACGCGCCCGGCCGAATGTCGCCGCCCGCCGCTGGTACTACACGAAACGCTGGGCCGGTCTCCGCGCCCAGGTCCTGCGGGACCAGGCGTATCAATGCGCCCGCTGTCAGACGATCGCGCCGACCCTAGACGTCGACCACATCCGGCCGCATCGCGGGAATCTCGACGCCTTCTGGGATCGCGACAACCTGCAGGCGTTGTGTAAGGCGTGTCATTCCTGGAAAACGCAGGCGGGCGCATGACCAGGGGGCACGACAGGGGGCAAATCCGGCTCCCGTTCGCCCAGGACGCGTCGACGGCGTCGACCATCCCGTCGCCCTGGTGTCCCTACTTTCCGCTCTGTGCGCGGCGTGGGCGGGCAACCGTGGGCGCCTGGGTCAACATGGCGCCTGGCGTCCGGAATCGGCAGATCGTCTGTCAGACCTGCGGCGTGACCGGCGCACAGTCCGAAAACCTGGGGAACCTGGGACCAATGGACCCGGCGACGCGCCGACCTGGGGAAGTGTAGGCGATGGGCAAATCTCGAGATTTTGCACGGGAAAACCGACGGGGGGAGATCAAAGGTTCAAACCGCCTACCCCTGGAAAC